AAATCTGACGATGGTTATTCTGCAAATGATGAAATCGAGGAAGAGGCAAACGATATCATTGATTTTGATGAAACAAATCCATTTGGAATGCCTTAGATTATATAAATATTAGTTATTAGTTTGATTAAATAGTAGTACCATAAGTTAGCAGTATGTTTGAGTATTTTTATCACGAAATTTTAAGAAGAACTGTAATTGCTTTTGGTTCTTTGTTTAATGAAATAAGTATTAAGCATAAAAATAATTCAAATGATGTTGTTAGCGTCATTAAAGTTCCTCTTGCATATGGACCTACGCAAAAATTTCTTGCAAGACTGAATCAATCGCCAAATTTAAATAAACCAGTTCAAATTACATTACCAAGAATGTCATTTGAATTTACAGGTTTAACCTACGATTCATCAAGAAAATCAACGACAACACAATATTTCACTGCAAAGTCTGTAACTGATGGAACAGAAACTAAAAAGGCATATCTTCCCGTTCCATATAATATGCAATTTGAATTAAGCATCATGTGCAAGTTAAATGATGATGCTCTTCAGATTGTAGAACAAATTATACCTTATTTTCAACCTGCATATACTATGACAGTTGATTTAGTTGATACAATTAATGAAAAGAGAGATATTCCTGTAATTCTTGAAAATATTACGATGCAGGATGATTATGAGGGAGATTTTACTACTAGAAGAGTTTTAATTTATACATTAAGATTTACAGCAAAAACCTACCTATTTGGTCCAGTTTCCTCTGCAACAAGAGATATTATCAAAAAAGCAACTGTTGGATATGTTGCAGGAGATCTTACTTCTTCACCAACAAGAGAAATTGTATATTCAGTCGAACCAAGAGCAATTCAAAATTATACAGGAACTATCGTTACTAATTTGACTAATGATATAACTACAACAGATACTACAATTGTGGTAAATGATGCAAGTGTAATCTCAGTTAATACTTATTTTGATTTAGAAGGTGAAGAAATTTATGTAACTTCTAAATTGGGAAATACTCTCACAGTTGAGAGAGGTAAAGACAACACAAATATTACTTCTCACTTAGCAGGTTCTCCTATTAAGTCAATAACTGCAGCAGATGATGCACTTATTGAAGAAGGTGATGATTTTGGATTCAATGGATCTTTTAGTTAATTATGAAAATGACAAAAAAGTTTGATAAACTCAATGAAACCTTTAATGTAGATGGGGAAATAGTTCCTGTCGAATCAGAAGCAGTCATTGAAAAGATAGAAAAGATATCGACAGTAGTTGATGATATTAAAAAAGATTATGATTACACTAGAGGAAATTTATATTCTCTTATAGAAAAAGGTCAAGAAGCAATTAATGGAATTCTCGAACTTGCTCAAGAAAGTGAGATGCCTCGTGCTTATGAAGTTGCAGGTCAATTGATTAAAAATGTTGCTGATGCAACTGATAAATTAATGGATTTACAAAAGAAACTCAAAGACATTGAAGAAGAAAAACAAAAAGGACCCACAACTGTTAATAATGCACTTTTTGTTGGATCTACAGCGGAACTAGCAAAACTTCTAAAACAACAGACGGAAAATGAAAACGTTTAAACAGTTTCAAGAAGACTGGAGTAATAAATATAAAAAGAGTATTGATTGCTCAAATCCAAAAGGATTTTCTCAACGTGCTCACTGTGCAGGGAGAAAAAAAAGAGCAAAAGGTGAAGAGACTAAATCAAAACCAGTTGAGTAATGCCCAAAATCAAGACACATAAAACAGTTGAACAAATTGCAAAGAAGCATCGAATGGATGTTTCTTTTATACAAAAGCAACTTGATATGGGAGAACCTATTGAGCATGAACATACAAAAGATCATGATCTTGCCAGAGATATTGCTCTTCAACATCTTGACGAAATTCCAGACTATTATACTCGTTTGAAAAAGATGGAAGCAGATGCCAAAAAGCATCATAAAAAATTTAAAGATATTAAAGAAGAAGGTCTTCGTGATTGGTTTGGTAAATCCAAATCAAAAGATGGCAAGTCTGGTTGGGTAAATGTGGTTACTGGTGGAACATGTGCAAGTGATAAACCCGGAGAGGGAACGCCAAAATGCGTATCTTCGGCAAAAAGAGCAAGCATGACACCTGCAGAAAGACTTTCTGCAGCAAGAAGAAAAAAAGCAGCAGATCCTGGACAGCAACAGAAAACAGGAGCCGCAAAACCAACATATGTTTCTACAGATTCACCTAAAAAGAAAATGAAAGAAGAAATGGAAGTACAGGAAGCAAAGGATAAACCAGGCAAAGGTAGTGGAAAAAAAGATGCTTGTTATCACAAAGTAAAGTCAAGGTATTCCGTTTGGCCAAGTGCATATGCTTCTGGCGCATTAGTCAAATGCCGTAAAGTTGGTGCTGCTAATTGGGGAACTAAATCAGAAGAAGTTGAAGAGCAAAGATATTGTCCTTTATGTGATAAAAGAGAAACAAGATCAGAATGTTCTTATGGAGAAAAAGCCTGGGATAAGGTTTCGGTAAAAGATGAAGAATATTCGATGGCAAGATCGGAATTAAAAACTATTGTTAGTGCCGTTAAACGACTTCAAGCAAAAGTTGGTAAAGGAGAAGGTGATCTTGAAGCATGGGTACAATCTAAGATTACCAAAGCAGCAGATTATATTGATACTGCAGCAGATTATGTTAATAGTGGAGAAATGGAAGAACAAAAACTAGTTGATAAAATTATGGATGAAATGAAGTGCTGGCCTGGATATAAAAAGAAAGGAACTCAGACACTTTTTGGTAAAAAGTATAATCGCTGTGTAAAAGCGGAAGATGTAACTATTGAAGATGCTGATGGAAATACTTTTGCAGAAGTAGTTGATTTAATTAAACCAGAACCAATCAAAGGATTTAAGTCTCAGATGGATGAAGCAACAAGACTTCAGGCACAGACTGGAAATGTTGTAGCAGTTACTTTAACTTGGAGAGGAAAATATTATTCTCTAAGAATGTTTTTTCCTCAAATTAAAACTCCATCCCGTCAAGAAATTAACGACGAACTTCAAAAAGTTTATCCGGGATCAAAAGTAGTTCATCATACTGTATCCGAATTTACTTCGGGAGAACCAATCATTCAAGCATTTGGTCCTCAGGGTGGCAGTGGGGCAAAACCAGGACCAAATAAAAATTATGTGAAGACTATGGGAGAAGAAGTGGAAATTAGCGAAGATTGGCAGAAAGTTAATCGTCAAGACAAAACTGCTGGATTGAGTAAAGATGCCGTTGCTGCTTATCGTAGAGAAAATCCAGGTTCAAAACTTCAAACTGCAGTTACTGAAAAAAATCCAAAAGGCAAAAGAGCAAAGCGTCGTGCATCATTTTGCAGACGTATGAAAGGCATGAAGTCAAAACTTACTTCGGAAAAAACCGCAAGAGATCCAGATAGCAACATTAACAAAGCACTCCGTCGTTGGAATTGTAACTAATAAGTAGGTTTTATTATGTCAAATGATGTTTATCTTGGTAATCCGCTTTTAAAAAAAGCAAATACTCCTATTGAATTTACACAAGAACAAATTCTCGAATTTGTAAAGTGCAAAGATGATCCGGTTTATTTTGCAAACAATTACGTAAAAATTGTAACTCTAGATCATGGTCTGCAGACATTTAAACCATATCATTTTCAAGAAAAATTAATTAATAATTTTCATAATCATAGATTTAACATTTGCAAGATGCCACGTCAGACTGGCAAATCCACAACTGTTGTATCTTTTCTTTTACACTATGCGGTATTCAATGACAATGTAAATATTGGTATTCTTGCAAACAAAGCAGCAACAGCTAGAGAACTTTTGGATCGTCTCCAAACTGCTTATGAAAATCTTCCAAAGTGGATGCAACAAGGAATTATATCTTGGAATAAAGGATCTTTAGAACTGGAAAATGGATCCAAAATTCTAGCGGCATCTACATCTGCATCTGCTGTCCGAGGTATGTCATTCAACATTCTGTTCTTAGACGAATTTGCGTTCGTTCCTAATCATATTGCAGATTCATTCTTTGCTTCTGTTTATCCAACAATTACTTCAGGTAAGCAAACTAAAGTTATAATCGTTTCCACTCCACATGGTATGAATCATTTCTACCGAATGTGGCATGATGCTGAAAAAGGTAAGAATGAATATGTTTTCACTGATGTTCATTGGTCCGAAGTTCCAGGAAGAGATGAGGAGTGGAAAAAACAAACAATTGCAAATACTTCAGAACAGCAATTCAAAGTAGAATTTGAATGCGAATTCTTAGGTTCCGTCGATACTCTTATTGCACCATCCAAGCTCAGAACCCTCGTCTATGACGCCCCCAAGACCCGTAGCGCGGGATTAGATGTCTATGTCGATCCAGAGGAGAATCATGATTATCTGGTCACTGTGGATGTTGCTAGAGGGGTTGGAAATGATTACTCAGCATTTACTATTATTGATATCACACAATTTCCCCATAAACTTGTTGCAAAGTATAGAAACAATGAAATCAAACCTATGCTATTTCCAAGCATTATACACGAAGCAGCAACGGCATATAATGATGCTTACATTTTGTGTGAAGTAAATGATGTTGGTGATCAAGTTGCAAGCATTCTTCAGTACGATTTGGAATACAACAATCTTCTTATGTGTTCAATGAGGGGGCGTGCCGGTCAAATTGTTGGTCAGGGATTTTCTGGAAAGAAAACTCAACTTGGAGTTAAGATGTCAAAAACTGTAAAAAAAGTTGGGTGCTTAAATTTAAAGACAATGATTGAAGAAAATAAATTGTTTTTAAATGACTATGAAATCATTTCCGAATTGACAACATTTATCCAAAAGCACAATTCC